GAGTTAAAAGCTCAGGCTAATAGATGGAAAGGCGCTTTTTGGGTAATGCTTGCCATGGGTGGTGTGGTTGGTTCTATAGCTCATCTAGTAATAGGTTGGATAAAATGATTTCTAGGTCAACCATGGGGAAAAGAATATCTTCTTCTGGTTCTAAAAAAAGAAATTATGGATCTGAATATAAAAATTATCATTCTAAAGAACAGCAGAAAAAAAACAGAGCTAGTAGGAACACCGCAAGAAGAAAGATGATTAAGTCTGGCAAGGTCACAAAAGGTGACAAGAAAGACGTTAGTCATAGAAATGGTAATCCTAGAGACAATCGAAAATCTAACTTAACAGTTTCATCACAAAAAAATAATAGGTCTTTTAGAAGAAATAAATCTGCTAGAAAGATTTATAAAAACTCGTAGGAGATAGTTATGAGAGCCGCTAAAAAATTATGTCCATCGCCTAAAGTTAAAAAGCCAATAGCAATGAAAAAAGGCGGTAAAACAAAATCGCGTGTAAATGAAGCTGGTAATTACACAAAACCAACCATGAGAAAAAGATTATTTAATCGTATAAAAGCTGGGGGAAAAGGTGGCGCACCTGGTCAATGGTCTGCTCGTAAAGCACAAATGCTTGCATCTGCCTATAAGAAAGCTGGTGGCGGTTATAGGAATTGATGAAAGATTGGAGTTATAAATGGTCGATCCTATATCGGCAATGGCGATTGCTGGTTCCGCTTTTTCGGCACTAAAAAAAGGTATTTCCATCGGCCGTCAGGTGGAGTCGATGGGCAAAGACCTGTCACGCTGGATGAGTGCTGTATCCGATATAGATAGAGCGCATCATGAAGCTAAGAATCCACCAATATTTAGAAAAATATTTAATGCTAAAAGTGTAGAAGAAGAAGCAATAGAATTATTCACTCAAAAGAAACAATTAGAAAATCAAAGAGATGAGTTAAGAAAATTAATATCTTCAATGTGTGGCCCTAACGCTTGGCAAGAACTATTACGCATGGAAGCTGATATTAGAAAGCAACGTAAGGAAACATTATATGCACAACGTGAAGCCAGAAGACATTTAATAGAAATTGTCAGTATTTTTATTCTTGTGCTTACAGTGGCTGGTTTCTTTATCTTTTTACTGTGGTTATTTGTCAACAGAGATAGACTGTGATAATATTTATTATGTATAAAGGTTTTTAATATGCCGTTAAAAAAGTCACAAAGAAGTCTTAAATCTTGGACTAAACAAAAGTGGAGAACTAAGAGTGGAAAACCATCCACACAAGGGCCAAAAGCCACAGGAGAACGTTATCTTCCGTCATCAGCTATTGCTTCCCTATCGCCTCAGGAGTACGCGGCCACCACGCGCGCTAAGAGAAAAGGAACTAAGGCTGGTAAGCAGTTCGTCAAGCAACCTAAAAAGATACGAGATAAAGTAAGATCTCATAGAAAGGTTAAGTAATGCCTGTAGTAACTCCAGACTTACCTGAAATATTTGAAGAGGCATTTGACCGCGCTGGTCTTCAAATGAGAACAGCATATGATATTAAGACAGCTAGACGCAGTCTAAACCTTTTAACTTTAGAGTGGCAAAATCGTGGTTTAAATTTATGGACTATAGAAAATGGAACTCAATCCTTATCATCTGGTACAGCGACTTATACGTTACCTACAGACACTATTGACCTCATTGAGCATCAAATTAGAACGGGCAGTGGTACGAGTCAGGTGGACACTAATCTGGAACGAATCAGTGTTTCAACCTACGCTCAACAGAGTTCTAAAAATACTCAAGGAAGACCTGTACAAATATATGTTGATCGTCAAGCGACAGGTGTTAACGTTACTCTCTGGCCTGTACCAGATGTTAGTACGTACACTCTCTCGTATTATAGACTTCGTGGTATCGCTGGTGTCGCGTCTGGGGTAGGAACCGATGCAGATATGCCCCCAAGGTTTGTGCCATGCCTAGCGGCTGGTCTAGCGTATTATATAGCTATGAAGAAACCAGAGGTTTCTAATAGAGTTGCTCCATTGAAACAAGAGTATGAGTTTCAGTTTGAGCTTGCCGCTGGTGAAGACAGCGAATCATCCACAATCAAATTTGTCCCATACGATACGTTTTACTTAGGAGGTTAATATGCCAGGACATTATAAAAAAATGAAAAAACCAGTTATGAAAAAAGCGCCTGGAGGCTCTATGAAGCCAGTTCCTAAAGGAAATAAAGGTTTAGCTAAATTACCTACAAAAGTGCGTAATAGAATGGGTTATGCAAAAGGTGGCGGTAAATTAAAAATGGTTGAAAAAGATGGTAAAAAAGTACCATTTTTTGCCGCAGATGGTGTTGGAAAGATGGTTAGAGGTGGTTCTTTAAAAATAAAACCAGGGGACACCTTATCTGATATTGCTAAAAAGCAAGGCACAACAGTAAAAGCTATAGTTGCGGCTAACCCAAGTATTAAAAATGCTAATATGATTAGGGCTGGTCAAACCATAAAAATACCTAGCAATACAAGAACTACAAATCCTTACAGAGGTATGACTAGTAAAGAGATAACAAGCGGTAGAATGGCTACTAGAAAAAGAAAGCCAGCACCTAAGAAAGCCGCTAAAAAAGCAAATCCAAAACAGCCACAAAAGAAATCAGTATTTGGTAGAATTAAAAAAATGCTAGGTATGAAGAAAACTGGCGGAACAGTTAGGAAGTAGATAATTGTCTTATGCTCGTGGTAAATATGCCTTTGGTTTTTGCGATAGAACTGGGTTTAGATATCCTCTAGACCAGCTTGTTTATGAATACAAGAATGGCGTAAAGACAGGATTAAGAGTTGGGAAAGATGTTGCTGACCAAGACCATCCTCAAAACTTTTTAGGTCGAGTTAAGGTATTTGACCCACAAGCATTAAGAGATCCAAGGCCAGATAAATTCATAGATAATGCCGCGACAATATCAGTTAATGGCATAAATGTTTCCTCTTCTATATCTAGTGTTACGGTATCTGTGCCAGGAACATCTAGTTATAGTGCGCCATCTATTTTATCATCAACCACATTGGGTTCTATAGTTGCATATCAATTATTTGCAGTTACAGTCGTAGATGATGGTGGTAATAAATATTTTCTAGATGGTTCAAATCAGACAGGCTCTGCTATTACATTGAATGAAGGTTCTACTTATCGTTTTGATCAAAGTCATAGTTCTAATTCAGGTCATCCATTAAGGTTTTCTACCACTTCTAATGGGACACATGGAGGTGGTAGTGAATATACTACAGGTGTAACCACTGCTGGTACACCAGGAAGTTCAGGAGCATATACGCAAATAACAGTTGCCGCTAGTGCGCCAACATTATATTACTATTGTACAAACCATAGCGGCATGGGCGGTCAGGCGAATACACCATGAGTTACACTAATACAACGCTTACACAGGCGATTAAAGATTATACTGAGAATGATGAAACTACATTTGTTAGTAACATACCTAATTTTATTAAAAATGCAGAAGAGCGCATATTTAAATTAATAGACCTTAGTTTATTTAGAAAAAATGTTACAGGAACAATGACAAGCGGTAATAAATTTCTAGCCGCTCCTACAGATTACTTATCTGCATTTTCGTTATCTATAACAAACAATAGCAATACAGAGTTCTTATTATTTAAAGATGTAACTTTTATACAAGAATATAATCCTAATCCTTCAACTACAGGTGTTCCAAGATACTATGCTCTCTACGATGTCGATAATTTTATTATTAGTCCTACTCCTAATAGTAATTATTCTGTTGAGTTACATTATTACTATAGACCCGTATCAATAACAGCATCTGGTGACGGCACTTCTTGGCTAGGAACAAATGCGCCAAATGCTATTTTATATGGTGCATTGACAGAGGCTTATATATTTATGAAGGGCGAGCCTGATGTTATGCAAATGTATCAGACTAAGTTTGATGACGCTCTTACGCTTCTTAAAAACTACGGAGAGGCAAAAGAAACGATTGATTATACCAGAGAGGGCGACAAACGTGCGCCAAGAATATAGGTGTTAAATGCTTGATAATGAGATGGGTTTAGGCCCAGTTAAAGTTTATACTTCTGATAATGGAGGCTTGTCTAACGAGCAAATAGTAGAGATGGCCTTAGATAGAATTATTTATATAGCAGATGGTACGCATCCAGCTATAAAAGAACAGGCAAGAGCATTTAAAGACCAAATGGCAAATATATTAGTTCATTACGTTGCATTGGCAAAGAAGCAAGAGCGTGATACTATATGTCAGATATTAATTTCTAACGGCCATCAAGATATGGCTAATATCATAAGGAGACTATAATGGCTTTTACTGGCTCAAGTAAAATATGCAGAAGTTTTAAAAAGGAGCTTTTTGAAGGAACTCATAATTTTTCAACTGGCTCAGGAACAGTTGTAAAAATGGCTTTATATACAAACAGCCAAGCTGGAAATGATAACTTAGGGGGTACTGGAACAGATATGGACTTTTCTGTTCAGGCTTATAGCAGTTCAGCTTCTAATGAAGTATCTGGTGGTGGCTATACAACTGGGGGCCATCAGGCCGCATTAGTAGCCCCAAACGCAAATACTTCAGGCACAAGCGAAGTAGGTCATGTAACATTTGGAGATATAACCATTTCAGATGCTACAATTACTGCTAGAGGCGGGGTGCTTTATAATGATACTGCATCTGGTGATCCAGCTATAGCGGTTATTGATTTTACTGAAAATAAAACTTCCACATCTGGAACATTTACAATCGATATGCCAGCAACTGGTGTTAGCACATCTT